AATGACAGTCTCAATGTCGGGTTGGTCGAAGCCAGTTGTTGCGATGCCGATGTTGTTAAGGATGGCATCGGGAGTATTAGCGAACCATTGCAGGATTTCCTCGCGGTCTGCTGAGGTAGCATCGAGGTGCTTGGAGTTAAAGCCTTGCGCTTGGAATGCAGCATTGACCGCTTGGGAATGTTCAACATTGCAATTGAAGATAATTGTTTTGCGACCGAGCGAATGCTGCTTGTAGGCGTTAATTGTAGAATCGATATACTTAGGCTCTTTGAACATTGCGCCCATCTGTGCTTGGTCGAAGTCTCCTGCGGTCATTTTTAGCTTTGCTCGTTCGACAATCTTGGCAGCGGAGTATGTTTGCTCAGGGCATAAGAAGCCTTGCTCGATGAGCTCAGGAATATCGATGCCGCAAACGATGTCAGAGAAGTAGTTGCGTAAGGGGTTTGTTTTTTTTGCTGCCAGTGGAGTGGCAGTAAAGCCGATAATATACTGTTCTTTGAAGTGGTCGATTACCTTAGTGAAATTACCTAAATGGCATTCGTCTACTATGACCATCCCGATGTTGGTGAATTGGTGCAGTCTTTTGTAAGCAGACTCGACCATTGCAACGTAAACTCTTGCAGGAGGTATTGTGCGCATTCCTGCGACTACTTGCTGAGTTGGTTGCTTAATGGCTTTTGTCGCTTGTGTGAGCAGTTCTTCTCGGTGAACAAGTATAAGTATATCCTGCGTGCTTTTAGCGCAGAAGCGGTCACATATCGCAGAAAAGCAATCTGTCTTGCCTCCTCAAGTTGCGAGCTGCGCAACAACCTTTCGATGGCTGCGCAGTTTTTCGCTGATGTTATTTATGAAACGTTCTTGGTAGGGGCGGAGAGTCATAGGTAAGTGTCATTGTAGTATTGTTCTACTTCTGATTCCATAGTAAACATATCGCAATCGCTTTGCCCTTTAACATAAGCATTACCAATCTGCTCTTTTTCCATTGCTTTGGCTTCATCAAACGAGGCTTTCATACGTTTCTGAAATAAATCGTAGCCCAATGTGCCATCAAGCAAGTCATTGATGTGGTTGTTTACCCACCAGTTAAATTCTGTTAATGCGGTTTCTTTAGTTTTCATTTGCTATATTTTTTATTGTGAAATTGTTCTGCTGTTAAATCTGTGTCATCGTGAAATAAAAAATCATTTGCAAATTTTATCATCTGCTCCCTTTCCATTGCTTTTGCTTGTTGGAAAACAACTGTGTTCTTGATGTCAATCTTAGTGTAGTTTTGCTCTAATTGCTCAACCAACCACTCAACTGCTGTTTGTTTTTTCATTTTTCTAAAGAATATATGTCTGTTATTGATTTATTAAATTGGTACTCTATTCTCCCTTTTGCGCTCCAACAATGTTCAACATAGCGCAAATCTTCTGCGAGGGTAACAAACACAGTCATATTATCTGCGTTGTTATAAAACATCCTAAGATGCCTCTGATAAATCTCTATGTATCTAAATTTGCGATGCAGGAAGTAGTGCATCACGTTGTTGAATGGATAGTTCTCAAATCCTTCGCAAGACCAAGAACTCTCTGATAAGTTGTTCTGCTGCATCTATTTCGTGTTGTGTATGTCTGTAAATAAAAAGTTCACCTTTGAACTTGTTGGGCACTCCTATGTAGTAGAAGTTTGTTGCAGGAAAGCCAGTCAGGTAACTATACCAAACTGCTTGAATGTGATTGTAATGCTTAACCATATCGGAAGCAAAACTGCGTAGGTTAGTGCAGGAAGTTGTCTTTATGTCGGCGTTAATTTGGAACTCAGGGCAGTGAATATCTAATATGCCTTTTGCCGCGATAAGCTCGCCATCAATCTCGATGTCGCGTATGAAAGTTATCTCTTTTGCTGACCTTTCAAAGATTATGCTTAGCATCGGGTGCTTTGTGATTGCTTGGTACACTTGCCGAGCATTACTCGGCATCTGACTTGGCTCGGTCTCAAGTAAATTTCTGTGAAACTCTGCGCCTCTCTCAAGAGCCCCAGCGGCAAATATTAAGCTGCCGCTGTAATGTCTCTTGATGGATGATGCGTTGATAGCATCAATGTTGTTGTACTCCTCGCGGCTCATAATTAGTTGGATATGTTAGCCCTTGCTTGCCGTTGTCGTTTGCTTCTTGAATCGCTTGTTTAGCTTTGTCGATTAGCTTCGCTTCTTTTGGCGGCATAATAGTGTCGAAGTATGCATTCAGCTCATTGAACTGCTCGCAGATGTTGCTCAGGTAGGTCATCGTATTACTTGTGTTTTAACTTCGGTTAATTGAATGCCGCTTATGTATGCGGTGTTTGTTAGCTCCATTGCTTTTGGCAGCTTGCGCATTAGTTCATCTACATCGAACATCTCAGCGTGCATGATTGTCATAAGGGCAGTGATCCAATCTACTTGACCAACTATCTCCGCTTTTTTGCTGATGCGGATGTTTTTTGTATGGTCGTTGTTTAAGGTTGTTGTAGTCATCGCGTCTGTGAAGTGCGCCATGATATCTGCTACTGCGCCTGCGCCACTTTTCGCCAGTGCTTTCTTTGCTTCTTCTGCAATCTTCAAGTCTGCTTCTGCTTTGATGCGCTCAAGCTCGTTTGAGTATTGCACCATTAAGCCCTTGCGCTGCTCAATGAAATCTCTTAGCGGCTGCGTTGCTGCTTTTTCGATGTCCATTAACTGCTTCTTGAATGTGTCAAGCGGCAAAGTTATTGTCTTGCGATGCGTCTCGATGTGCTTGATTGCATCATTAACAGTTTTGATTGCTTCTGCGCTTGCGTCATAGCTGAACTTGTCTTCAATGCGTTGAGGCACTGCCTTTATCATTGCTTGAGATTTCAGCACCTCAGCAGAATTTATTGCATTGTGAAAGTTGGTAAGATTTTCTATATTTGTCTCCATAATTGTTTAAGGGTTTGAACGGTTTTTAATTAGGGAGCGCAGCGATACGCTCCCTTTTTTTGTTTTAGAATGGTGCGCTGTCATCTTCTGATTCGCCAAGAAAAGCCTCTTGCTCTGATACAATTGGAGCAGCTTTATACGGTGCGCTGATTCTCGCGATGTACTCATCGCTGATTTTGATTTTATCTTGAATGAAGTCTGGCAACTTTAAGAAGGTAACTTCATCATGCTCTTGCGTGTTATACATCAAAGTCTCGTTGATTGCAGGAGGGCAAACTAAGCCTTTAGGCAGCGGAGAAATTCCAATGATGTTAGCGTATGTCGCATCGCCTTTTTCAACGTGTGTGATGTTTAAAAGACAAACCTTGCCGATTAGTGAGAATATGTCAAACTTCGCTGCGGTTTCATCAGGCATCTTCTTGCCTGCCCAAGATTCGATGTCTCTGCGGAGCACCGCTTTGCTATTCATAGACAAGTTGTAGATTGCTCTTGCGTAGAAAGGCTTTAAGCCTTCGCCTGCGGTGAACTCGAGAAGTTCGGTTGGCAGCTCGAATATTAGCTGCACTTTGCGTTTCTTGCCCGGAAACTGCCCTTGTTGCATGGTAGTTCCTAAGTCAACGATTTGGTAACATCTTGCAGGAAATGCGCCTTCGGGCGCAATCTGACGGGAGGTGTTATTCCCTACTGGTGCTGTTAAAGCCATAGTGATTATTTATTTAGTGATTGATTAATTACAATTGAATCGAAGGCAATCATTGCCTCTTGAAAAACTTTGCGGTATTTATGGTGAAACTCCGCTTTAGAGCTTGAGAAGTACAAGCGGTTGCAATAAGGCAAGTCTTGTATATCTTCTTTGCTGTACTGCCTTACAACTGTGATAGCGTCAAGGTCGCATCTTTGGAAGATGCCCTGCTTGCAGCCGTCATCGACTATGCAAAGAAGCAAGTTATGAAGGTGGTCGTACTGCCAAAACTGAGTACCGTCGTGGGATTTGAAATAAGTTTTCATAGGGTTTGAATTGTGGGCGGTAGTGAGCCGCCCTGATTTAGTTATTTATTTTGTAATTTTTTTAACTGATTAAGAACTACCAAAACCATCATCTTAATATTGTGTGATGTTTTAGGATAGTTAACTGTTCCTTTAAATTTTACAAGCTCGGTGGCTTCTTCGATTGTTAGCTTTTCATTGAATGTTGTCATAGTGTGAAAGAGTAAATGAGTGAATAATTATAGGGCAAATATAAAAACATTATTTGAAACTGCAACACACTAACTAAAATAAATGCAAAATAATTTCACCTTGCAATGCAAGTGCTTGATTATCAGCGAAATAATTTTGTACTTACTTTGCAGCCTTCGCAGCTCCGAAGCCGATTAAAGCTCCAACACCTAACTTAAAAGCGGTTGTTTGATACCACTTTTTATCCTGCTTTATGTAAATATTCTGCATTCCAGTAATCTGCATTGATGGATTATCGATGCTCATACGGATAACTTTATCTCTGCGCTTGAATAGCCCTTTACGTATTGTATCACCAACGGCATAGGTGAAGTCGGCGTTCATTATCAGGCTATCTATTTGCAGACTGCCTTTATTTGTCAGCGAGCCGCCAATCACCCAAAACTTCTCAGCCTTGTAGAACTTTAAAGGTAAGCGCAGATGCGGATGGCGGTCAATGATAACAGTATCGCCAAGTTGTATCTCTGTTTTGTAAACTGTGCGCGTTTTAAACTTGACCACCTCAACGGGATTCTCCAATTGCAGTTCGAGTGCTGCAATCTGCTTCGCCTGCATTGCTTCTTTAGAGCCGCTTGCTGCAATTATCTTGCGCTGTGTTGCAATAACAGTGCTGTCAGCAAATCGCGTTGATTTAAAAGCACAAGGCGCAGGCTGAGTTGCGCAAGTTCTAATTAGTAGCAGCACGAGCACTAAGCACGTTGCGAGTAGAATCTTGTTGAAGTCCATTTTTTATCAGTTTAAATAGTTGCTTTTTAAATTTACCAACTGCACGCTTATTAATTACTTCGTGCTCTAAGATATTCAGAGCAACGCAAACGGGCATATAATTTTCAATAACGTGGAGCGAAGTCATAATAACCAATCGCTCGTCTAATTCTTGTGCGGTCATATTTCTCGTGATGCTTTTCGTACTAAGTTTTTAATCGCGTCATCTAACTTCAACACGCAGGCATCTACCATATCAAGCAGCGCAAGTTGCTCTATCTCTGATGGTGTATCTCTTATCATTTTAGTTAGTGAGTTTATGCTTGCAAATGGTTGTCTAATCTCGTGGCTTAACATAAAGCGAAACTCCTCAAGGAGCGCACGCTGCCTCTGATATTCGTGAGCGGTGATACTTGTAACATCGACAAGCTGCACACCTAAAAAGGTGATGCGCTCACCAATAGCGAAGCAGTTCCAAATATTATAGCGATGGCTTAAATTTTTATGCTTGGTGCGAGCATATACTCTTACTGGCTCAGGAGATTGGCTTATTGCTTTTTTAATCGCATCAATAAAGTCCTCTTTGTCTGAGTCAATATCTACTATGTCTGTTATTTTCTTCGGCTGAATGTGGCTCGCGTAGCTTTTAAATAAGCTATTGTTCGTTATTATGTTGGCTTCCAAATCAGTTACAACATAAAACAAATCAAGGTTATTCTCTAAGATGAATAAGAGAGACATTGTCGAAGCTCGTTATAAAGTTTCCCCCATGATGCAAGCGAATTGTATAACCAATAAACGGTCAGCAAGATAGTAAATGAAAATAACATTCCCATAACTGGCGCATCAATACTTTTCTCGTGCTTAACAACAGTCTTTGGTTTGACCTCGATTCGCTGATATGGCTTAGGATGCACCAAGAAAGGTGAGCTGCTTGGCTTTATTGTATCGCTTGCGTAAACATCGTGAATCATAGGCTGTTCGGTATGTGGAATGATATAGCTTTCGTGCGCAAGCTCGTAGGTTTGCCCCCATTGGTCGATTGCGTATTGCTTGCCAAAGATAGTGAACTTTTCAACTGGCTCGCCATAGTGCCAAACTTCATAATGCGTGTGCATTTTGCAGCCTTTACCAAGTATGCAAGTGTTGCTCAATGTTACGATTGTATCAGTTCTTTCAGTTATCATCTGTCTTAGCTTTTGGAATGTACCCTGCGGCAATCATCGCTGCAACAATTGCTGCAAGCGTTTCGGTTGAAATCTGCTTAAATATCAAGGCAAAGACGCTTGCTAAAATTACCATTGAGCCTATTGTTGACCGCCAGTGTTTAACTACAATATCCAATACTTGCCGAGATTTGCTGATTTTTCGCCTCATGGCTATTATACGCTTTTGCTGAAATAAAGTTCAGCCTCCATGCGCCTGCGTTTTATTAATCCTCTGCTCTTTTTGCCGCCTGCATTTACCCACTTATCAAACTCGCGGCTTATGGTTATGTCGGCAGGATTTGCTTTGACCTTCATTAGCAGCGTTGACTTAGCAAGCGCACCAGTTCCAAGATTAAAAGCAAAAGACACCAACGCATCAAACTGATTTTGGTTGACTGCGACTGAGTTAAGTAATGCGTTAACATTTTGCTCGAAGTCGCGCACTGTTTTACGCAGTAGCACCTCAGCTTGCTCTTTGGTAATCTTATCGCCAATCTTAACCTTTTGGTCGTTTGCATAATAGGTGCTGCCGTAGCCGATTGTCGGCACATTTGCGCTGCAAAGATAAGCATTGAGCGACAAGCCTTCAAAGGACTTTATTAGCTCAAGACCTTTGCTGCTAATTGATTTCATATTGGAAGATAGCATAAAAAAAATATGAATCAACTGCTGATGTGTCGGCACAAAAAAACTTTATTTTATTTTGGCCAACAATTCCATTAATATTTTTATCGCTTCCAACAGTACAAGTTCCAACAGAGTTAAATGTAGTTGTTGCTGTTGGCATTGTTATAGTAATTTGAGCTTCATCAAGAGAAGAAAAGTCAAATGATGCAAGCCCTTGAATTGCGCAAGTTACAATGTTTCCAATTCTTGAATAGTAGGCTGCCGTTAATGTAGGTGTTGCGGTAATTGCACCGCCTTCAGTCATTGTTGGTGTCCAACTTCCATTTTCTATAAAGTCTCCAACCTCAATCTTTTTAGTTGTTCCTGCTGCTGATTCTGATGTGTCGCTAACATCAACAATACATAAGTAATCTGCCGCATCTGCTGATGCGAGAGCTGGTAAATCTGTTATTTTTATTCCTGCCATAATTCAATTATTATAGGTTTATAAGTTATCAAAGGTAATGTTTTAACCCAATCAATTGAACACTGGTTAACTTCCTCAATTGAAATAATAAAGTTGCCGGCAGCGTCTTGGATAGGGTTAAAAAAGTTATCGGGAATAAATTCAACCCCGATTAAGCTTTGCGCTTGTTCTTGTGTTAATAAATATACTTCCATTACACATTTCGAGATAAAGTAGTTTGAAACGCTTGCACATCGCTATAAAGTGTTGCTGCTTCTGCATCGCTAAAGCCTGAGCCAATACTTGCAAATGCGCATTGTTTACTTGAATAAAAGCCAGTAAACACTGCACCAATTGTAATGCCGTCAGGTCTGAATGCTCCTGCTGTTGTTGTTGCAGTTCCGACACTTGCTCCGTTTCTAAATAATTTATGAGTGCTTGCAACATTTGATGTTCTGTTGCTCATAAAAAACCCCCTTGTGTCTGTTAAAACTAAATTCCTTGCAGAAGAAGTTGCTACTCCCTGATCGTATTGAAATGAACTTGCAGCACTTGGAGACTTTCTTATTGCAAGCCCAAATAAATTATTTCCACCGACAGTAGTATTATAACTTCCCATATCTATTGAAGATTGATTTATGTCTGTTCTTGAATAATAAGATAAATGAGTATTATGCAATGTTAACAATCCACTATTAGGAATAAGGAATGTGTTTGCGTATGAATTAGTACCATTAAAAGCGACACCATTCGAGGAGTGCGTAATTCCACCAATAAAAGTAAGTCTAAAAGCAGCGTTAGTGTCAGCAGGATTTTTTAGATTGAATTTGTGTGTTGTGGCACTGCCACCAACAAAAGGATAAATGGCATTACACTTCGCCCAAGTACCATTAGCTTTCATTGATGTTACTAATGTGCAAACCGCTGAAGTGATTGTTGGGTCGGTTATTCCTGCCGCAGTTAAAAACGCAACAGCATCGGGGTCGCACCCTCCGTAAACGTATGGATTAACTAAGAAACTCATGCGACAGTACCGATTAACATTACTTTTAATCCTTTAGCTGTGCCATTTCCAATTTGGTCGATGTCGATGGTTATCTCTGCATCGTCTGCAAGCGCAGTGTCGCTAATCACTGGCGGAGTTGCAGCGGTGAAACTTGTCTTTTCTGTGTTGTCAATGGTTAGCTTAGTGCTTAAGATACTTGTGCCTTCTTCATTTATATCCACAGTGAAGATACTTCCACTTGCCTGCGCAGTTGTGAGCGATGCCCTAACTGCTGTGAGTGTTACGGCTCGCGGCATTCTAAATGTTATCTTTGCAGTGCCTGCCGTTAGCGCAGTGCCCTCATCTGATGCAGCAACAACAAGCTCGAAAGGTGTTGCAATGTTTCCGCTTCCAAGTATTGATGAGGAGTTTATGGTCTTGATGTTTGTGCCGCTTACAAGCGCATCCTGCTTTCCGTTGAATGTTGTCCAATCACTTGAGGTCAAGAAACCTTTAGTGCTTCCACTTGCCGCTTGCCCGTTAGTATAGTCGATGCTTATAACTCCTGCCGTTGCATTAAAGTCGGCAGCGGTAAAAGCCGCCGCACCTTTAGTTGAGCCATCTGCCGCAGCGTCTGCAATGCTTATTGAAGGAGTTGCTCCTCCGCTTGATGCAATTGGCGTGCTGCCACTTACTGAGGTAACTTTGCCATTAAATGTTGTCCAATCAGCAGAGCTTAATGCACCTCTATTTGTTGCGCTTGCAGTTGGCAAGTTGAATGTATGAGTGCTGCTTGAGGAAGATATCGCGAAGTCAGTGCCTGAAGTTCCAACTGCTAAGCTCTGCACTTGCGCAGTTAAGCCATTAAGAGCAGTTAAGCCAGTTGAGAATGTTGTTACCACTTGGCAAAGGTTGCTATCCTCTGTATGAAGCGTTATAGTCTTGCTGCTATGAATTACATATACTCTAATTGCAAGCCTATCCGCAGCAAGTAGCACAGTGCTTGGTACTGCAACCGCCGTTGTATAAAGGTCAACTTGAATGCCATTAGTAATGAACTCAGGATTCGCCGAGCTTGATGCAATCAATGTCAATGTTCCTGCGCTGAGCTTGTAAACTTCAATGTAAAATCTTGGTGAGCCACCGTTACTATTTGCGCTAAAATACATTTCAAAGTTCCAATTGCCAGCAGGAATCGCTAACTGATTTGGAACGCTTGCATCGGTAATGAATGATTGAATGTAGCCGTCTGCATTGATGCTAAAGTTTGTTCCTGCTCCAATCACTGGAGTGCTGCTCATCTGCTTAAATGAAACTCCGCCCAAAGTTCCCTGAGCAACTGAGCCGTTAAGGTAGTAGTTTAAACTTGAGCCGCCGCCGCTTGATGTTGGAAAGTTTGCAAGTTGCCCATCGCCTCGAATATATTGGCTGCTAAGTCCTGCCGCTGCAACCGCTAATGTTCCGCTTGTTGTTACTGGATTGCCAGTTACTGAAAATGCAGCAGGCATTGTTAGGTCAACCGATGTCACTGTGCCCGTTGGCAATGTTGGGAATAGAGTCGGTGTTCCCGTACCATCTAAGTAGTCGGCATTAGTTCCCGTTGGCACATTGAACTTGCCATTAAAAGTAGTCCAATCACTTGACCTGAGGTAGCCGTCTGTTGTTGCATCCGCTTGAGTTATGCTTATGTCTGGAGTTGCTCCGCCGCTTGATGCAATCGGAGCTGTGCCAGTTACATCCTCAACGATAGTTGCAGGAAGCACTGGAATAGTCGGCTTATTTAATATCTGATTGTTGCCGCTTGTTGCATTCCAATCAATTGGCTGTTGAATAGTTTGTAAGCCTACTCCCAGATTAACCCAATAAGTTGCATTAGTTGGAAGTATTGAATCATTTGCTGCGATGCAACGATAAACATTGCCGTTGTACCAAACAGTATTACCAATCGCATAAGCATTGCCATTAGCTGCCAAGTGGTCTATGGTAAAAGGCAAAGCTATCAATGATCCGCCACCGCCTCCGCCACCAATTGCCACCAATGGGTCTGCTTCCGTTCCGTTTCCAATTATTGTAACTCCATCAACAGCAACCTCAGTTAAGCAAGGTGTACAAGGTTGTAAGTCGGGCAGCGGAATATCGCCTGTTGCACAAGTATCGTAGCAGCCATCTTCACTTGAAGTTATTACTTGCACATCGACATCAACAGAAACGCAAGCCCACTCATAGTTTGCCGTTAATGTTTTAATCTCGTTTATGTAGCCCGTTGGTACAACTTCGTAGTTAATAACCCCTATGCTCTGCTTGAATAATGGGTCAGTGCCTGATGCCAACTTGTAAATTCTTGAAGCAAGCCAGTCCTGCGCATCTTCACTGTCGCAAGGTAAATGGCTTTTGCGCACAATAGCATAAGCAGTTAGCGGAAAGGTTGTGATGTACAACTGTTTGCAGCCGCTCATCTTGTAAGCATCGGTCTTGTTGACTGTTACCTTGCCACGCTTTGCCCAAAATAAAGTACCATTCTTAGCATCAAAGTTGGTAACAACCTCAGCCTGCCCGTTGCCGATATAATGCACCCAAGCCTTATCGTTGCCGTTTGCATTAAGCTCGCATAAGCCGAACTGCTTATCGAAGATATTAGCTACCTCGATGCGCTGATTTAGCCTTTCAATTATTTGTCTGAGTAAGTTCATGGTTTGCTTATTTGATTTGCGATTTGGTCGGCTAATAATTCTGCGTGCAATTGCAGCATTGCGTTCTGCTCGTCTGTTGTTGGTTGGAAGATTGGTCCGTATAACTTTTGCAATCCTTCTACTTTTCCTGCCTCATCCGCTTGAATATAAATCGCTGAACCGAAGCCCTGATTAAATACGCTTGATTGGTCGGTAGCAAATGACCTTTTTAAGAAGCCAGTTAGTTCCAATGGGGGTCTGCCGTTCTTTTGTTTTATAAGCGCATACGCAGGAGTGTATGGCTTAGTTGGTAGCTTCTGCCCTGCTGTATTACTTCCTCCACTTGTTCCCGTTCCGAAGATGCGAATGTACATTAAGCGGCGCATATCAAGCACCGCGAAAAATAGCGGAGTAAAGCCGCCGCTCCACTCTGCAAAGAGCGAGTTAATTCTATCGCTTACTTCTTTCGGTGTTGCCATTATGGGAGCGCAGTTACATACTTCATATTCTTTCTGCAATCAAAGCAGTTGCTATCATCAGGCAAGCGCATATTCTGCAACATCGCTGCAAGCTCCTCATTGTATCTTGTTGCTGCAACATCGCGAGCTGCTATCATTCCATCGTTTGGGTCTGATGTTGCGAAGCCATTGTTTACACTCACTGTTGTATTTACTCTTTGATTAGGGCTGATTTGCAAGCCATAGTTAAATATCTCAACCGCAGTGGCATAAGCTAACGGCATCGCCATTAATCCACCAATACTGCAAAGCCAAGCCTCTCTATCGCAATTCACATTGTAAACAATCGACATACCTTGCGTGTATTTTTTGCTCTTAGAAGTCAGCACCGAAGTACCGTCTGTTGTCAGCTCAATTCCAACTGCATCAACAAACGGGCAGATATGCACCGAGCGAATGCCGCCGCCACAATCATAGCAACTCCCCTTCTTAGTTATCATCTTAGTAGTGTCGTAAAGCGATTCATAGACAAACGCTAAATCTAACTTTCTGCGATTCGCCTTAAAAGTCCTGCCGATAAATTCCTCAACCGCTTCAGATTGATAGTTAAATGTGCCAACAATTTTCTGCGTAGTCATATCAAAAACTAATATCTCAACTGGCACTGACATTGTGTAGATGTCAATCTGCAAGCTCGACAAATAGAAGTTTAAAAAGCTAAGTTGATTCGGGTCAATTGTTACTCTGATGCCTGCGTATTTTCCTGCACCAAGAGCTAAGTCAATGTTGCTTGCATTGGTCAGCACTTGTCCAATCCTTTTGCTATCAATAACAGTGTCAGCCTTCATCATTGGAGATAGTCGGCTAAGCATATCGCTTGAAATCTTGCGCCAAGCAAATGCGAGCTTAGCATCAAATAGCTCAACTCCGCTCTTATACTGATTAGTGATTAGCTGCCCTAACAAAGTCTGATTGATGCCCAAGTCATCAATATAAAGCCCCGTTGTTGGATCTGCTCTATCGCACCCTTTTAATCCAAGTAATTTATCGTAGCACATTGGTTAAATTTTATTTGCAAATATAAAAAAAAAAGGAGAGGCTGTTAACCTCTCCTTTTTTCTGTTGCGTTTAAACTCGATTAAGAGTTTACAATCGAAACGCAGTTTACATAGTTTACTCCTGCAAACTTGTCTCCCGCTTCGTAGATGTCTGTTGGCAATGCTGCAACAATACCAGTTGTAGTTAATACAATTGATAAGTTACCGCAATCATCCTTCATAGTCAAGTCAACTGGTAAGCCTGCTGGCGTAAACACCAAAGTCTTAGAATAGTTGCTTCCTGCTACTGGCGTAATGCCTGCATTCCACTCAGCTAAGTTGAATGACAGCCACTGGATTGCTCCTGCTGTTGTAATCAAAGCCTTATTCTGAGAACCTTGCGCAGCAGCTAATCTCGCATCGTATGCGAAACCAAAACCGTTTTGCTGACTGATAGCCAACAAATCAATTCCAAACTGTGAGCAGCATCCTGCTTGAACTGCATTTGCATAACGCTGCATTCCTGCACCGCCAAAAGCAACTGGAGCAGATGGATAGTTAGCCATTGTTGTTGCTTGCTTGATATCCGCTAAAGCGAACTCATTGATGATGCCAGTAGAAGCGATTGTCTTAATCACTAAGCAGTCAGAAGATACTGTGAAGAAACCTTCAACATCAGTTCCCCAATTACCAATTTTAGCAACTGCTTGAACAGCAGCAGCAGAAGCCACTTTTCTATCCAAAACATCCATTAAGCGCATGATGCTTTCAAGCACATAACGGCTATTCTCTTGGCAATGGCGAGCGATGTCCGCAGCATTGATTAATTGAGACGCAGTGTAAGTGTCAGTAGTGTCAACTGTGTAAGTTGTAATTGTATCGCCGTAAGTATTGTCAGAAGTACAAGTTAAGATGTTGCCACCTTCCTCAACTTCTGTCTCAGGCAAACGCTGAATCCAACGAGCTTGAACAGTTTTAAGTTTCCCATTGCCCGGTGCAACTTCTGTTCTGATTAACTTTACGTTCTCAGGAGACAATAAGTATTCTAATAAAGGCAGTTGTTCTCTTTGACCAACTTCGATAAATAATTCGCCTAACGACATTTGTACGTTAGGACATTCTGATAAAATTCTTGAAATAGACATATGATATAGTCGTTTGTAGTTTTCAATTAGTGCATCGTATTCTAAAGGCTGATGCGTTAATGCCTACTGGGTGCAGCTAAAGTCCTGCCGACTACACATAGAGAATGACAAAGATATAAAAAAAGTGCTGAACTAAACAAGCCCAGCACCTAAAATAATCAATCAACCACATTGCACTATACGCTAACCTTGCGCAATTTGTTTCTTATTTGGTGTAAAATCTTGGGTTAACAGATTTCAACTTTGCATTGGTCTGCTCAACTATTGGAGTGAATGGCGTTTGCTTTGGGAACTTCGCCCCTGCGTGCGGATTCTTTTGGATGATGCCTGCCTCTGTTGCTTCTTTTAATAGAACATCTGAGACGCTTAAGAATGATCCTGCTTTTTCTTTCGACTTCAATCGCTCTCCAGTCTTCTTGTCTTTAACAATAAACGCTCCATCATCTTCTAAGTCTATTGCATACTTCTCAGTAACGGCAGATTTAAAGCCGCGAATAGTGTACTCGTTAACTGTTGGGTCAAGTTTCAAATTCGCAAGCTCCTTCTCAAATGAATTGTTAATCTTTGAAGTCTTGATGTCGGTTGCAACTTGCGTCTTATACTGCTCGAATTGACTCATCACATCTTGCCTTGCAGAGTCAAGCTCATTGCTCTTGCGCTCAAGAGTTTTATACTTTTTCTCCCACTCTTGGATAAGTGCTTCACTGCCGTTGCCTGATGCTCTCTTTTCCCAATCTTCGCGCTGCTTTTCGTATTCTGACTTTGCCTTTTCCGATGCGTTGCGGATTACCTCCTCCACTTTCTGCCCTTTGAAATCCTCATCAGTTAGCACAATGCCGAACGGCTCAAATGCTTTGCGAGTAACATTGGCAATAGTGCCAGTGAGCTTGCCGATTTTGCTGCTAACTTCCTCTTGCTTAATCCAATTTTCTTGGAACTTTTCTTTTGCTTGTTCGAGGTCTGTTGCCTCCTCGAGATTTAGGAACTTCAATAGCTCCATTGCTTCCTCTTGTTTCATATTTTATGTCTATTGGTATGGGTTGTAGTTTCAATTCCCTTGCGCCTCTTTTAATTAGCTCTTTGGCAAGCAGATCTGTTGCTTGTTTAATGCTCCCATCGCTCATTATGTAGTAGGTCATGCCACAAAGATAAATATTATTTGAAAATAAAATACATAATTATTTTGATAAAGTATTGCATATTTAAAATAATGTTGTAGATTTGCAAAAAATAATTAGCGTAAAATTATGACAGAATTTGTTAAAACAGAGGTCAAAAAATACCTTGAATCAATTGGCGGCATTAAGACAGTTAAAAAGAAATATCGAATAGCACTTTTAAAGTGGTGTATTTGGTATCTTACAATTGCTGAAAAAGAAAATTTGTACGAGAAGTTTAATGCTATGTATCCAATGTTTGGAACAACTACAGAAACCAATAACCCAATATAACCATGCCCATGCCGCGACTAACCCCCCGAATAATTGACTGCACCCGATGCGAGGGTGCAGGCTTTGAGCTTGAGCATCCGATTCATTGCTTTATAAATGACTGCGAGCTTACAACTATTTGCAGCGATTGCACAGAGGATTGCAAAACAAAGCATACAACCGAATGCCGCCAGTGCGATGGCACTGGAGAAGAATACGAAGAAGCACCGAACAAGTGGGATGAAAGGGAGAAGTGCTAATGTTTTGCAGCTAAACGAAGTGGCTGAACCCGAAGCTAAATAGAATTACTAAACTTTAAAATTAAAAACGAATGATTAATAGAATTACTGAACAGCCATTTTGCCAAACCCGTGTTAGCGGTTCGGCTTTAATTGCGGATTTTCTTGGATGGGAAAATTACGGAGATGGGAAAACATACAAGTTTCCAAACCTTTATCCGATATACAATATTGATGATGAAGAAAATACTGGATGGATAAGTGAGCAAATTTCTAAATCAGAATTTGACACCCGTTGGGATTGGTTAATGCCCGTTGTAGATAAGCTAATGAAAACCAAAATAGGCGATGGGGTAGAATATGTTGAATACCCATATTTGCGAACTTTTGGGATGCTAAATGAAGAAACAAAAAATCCAATGGTTAGATTTAATGGCTTTCAAGTATTTGAAGCAGAAACATTAATTGAAGCTACATTCTTGGCAGTCGTTGATTTTTTGGAATGGTGGTCAAAAGCTGACCGCTAACGTTTTGCAGATTGGCGTTGTTGCCTCACAAATGATTAATTGAAACACTAAATTTAATAATATGGAAAATGATAATTTGAAAACGGAAAGCAATAACGCCAATGTGCTGTTAGCGGCTGCTGCTTCTTGGTGGAACGGATTAACAGTATTTAAAAGAGAATTATACATTGGTAGGCATTATGCTGATGACACTCCGACAAATGATAAAATCAATACACTTTACAAAATGTATAATGATTGGTCAAATGAAGATTTGGAGCAGGTCAGCAGTTGCCGCTAACGTTTTGCAGATACCCGAAGGAGGGGATTACGAAGCACAAAATTTAAAATTAACTCAAATGTTTAACCGAAGCACTACACTTGATAATACCACTAAAGCCCCTCTTTTGGGTATGTGCTGTTATAAGCCGTTTTTCTTCACAAATCTAAAAAAATGATTGAAATAATAAAAGAACAAGTAGAAATGCCAAGTCTAAGCACCGAAAGAAGGTTTCAAAAGATTTGCGAAAACAATAAATGGGAAGTTATTGACACACATAACGAAAATAAGACACGATACAAAGGTGCTTACGAAGATGTGTGTATTGCTTGTCATAACCTAAATAAGAAATTCTATCGTGATGGTGCAGTTTCTTAAAATGGCTTATAACTACTGGCTACCCGATACAAACCTT